CCGTCAGAGCAGCGCATGGTGATCGAAGGACTGATGCGCGAGCTGCGCGCGGACGCCGATCACCAGGCGGAAGCATCTTGGCGAAAGAGGAAAGGCCCGATGGCCGCTTACTGGCGCGCAGTGTCCACATATGCGCGGCACGTCGCGCACGCACTGAGTCGCGGGCGGGTCTGATCCCAGCCCCCAGAGGTACACCCTGAAAACAAAACATGCCAAACCCCAACATCCCCGCCGGTGACACCTACAGCGAGCTGGTGACGCTGTCCGCCTACCCGGCCTCGTCCGGCTGGGTGCTCAATAGCCGCTTCACGCCTCGCGCTGTGGGCGGTGCCGTCATCAGCTTCACCGGCACAGCGGAGGGCGCTGCGCATCGCTTGTCTGTTGCGGCTTCCACCACTGCCGGCTGGGTGGCAGGGTCGTATGCCTGGGTGCAGTGGGTCGAGCTGGGCGCTGAGAGCTACACCGTGGCCAGCGGCCAGCTCACCATCACGCCCAACCTGCGTACAGCGGGAGTTGGCAGCGATGCGCGCAGCCAGGCCCAGCGCGCGCTGGACGATTACAAGGCCGCGTTTGCTGCCTGGACGCCTACCACGCGCCGCTATCGCATCCTGGACCGCGAGCGCGAATTCAACACCGTGGGCGAGATCCTGACCGCCATCAACTACTGGCAGGTGCAGGTAGACCGAGAGACGGCGAAAGCCCAACCAAACAGCGCAGCGGCCACCCAGGGTGGCCGCTTCTACATCCGGGCCCGTTGATCCATGCCAACCAACACCAGCACCGCCGCGCCGCAGGCCACTGCGGCGGCCGCCACGCGCGCCATGCCCAGCGGCAACTACAAACCCAGCCTGCGCACGCCTGGCAGCGCGATCCTGGCTGAATACAAAGCTGCGATGGAAGCACGCCGCGCCGGCATCAGCATGGCCGCTGCAGTGCGCCCAGGCGTCACGCAAATGGCGCGGTCGTTTGAGGTGGCTGAACAAAACGCCTTCACCGCCGGCTGGGCGGGCTGGGATGCGTCCATCAATGCCATCCTGCAATCGGCGTTGCCCATGCTGGTGGCGCGCTCGCGTCGCTGGTCACGCAACACCGGCGCCGGCCGGCGGTTTCTCAACCAGGTGCGTGATGGCGTTGTCGGCCCCACCGGCTTCAACATCCAAATGCGTTGCGGCGATTGGCGCAAAGAAAAGAACCGCTGGGTATTCAAGCTCGACAAGCTGGCCAATGACGCGATCGAGCGCGCATTTACCGAATGGTGCAAGCCGGGCAATTGCGAGGCCACCGGCAAGCTCAGCTTTGCAGACGTCTGCAAACTCACCATTGAGCAAACAGCGCGTGATGGTGAGCACCTGATGCGCCACCTGCGCGGCGCTGACAACGCCTGGCGCTATCAGCTGCAGGTGCTCAGCACTGACCGGCTCGACGTGCAGCACAACGAGCTGCCCTTTGCCGGCGGTGGCGATGAAGTGCGCATGGGCGTGCACCGCAATGAGGTTGGCCGCCCAACCAACTACAGCATCCTGCGCTATTCGCCGGGCGACGTGCGCACCAGCCGTGTGGCCGACAAAGTGCCCGCTGCTGACGTGCTGCACGGCTTCATTCCGCTGGACGCTGAACAGGCCCGCGGCGTGCCCTGGAGCCATGCCGTGCTCATCGGCAGCAGCATGCTCAGCACGTTCCAGAACTATGCGGTCTATGCCGCGCAGGCCGGCGCCAGTCAGATGGGGTTCTTCATCCAGTCGTCTGAGGCCGGCGCCCCTATTCAGGTGGAAGACCTCGGGGCAAAAGACGACGGCACCGGCAAGCTCAGCAAAGAGATGGCGCCCGGCGCGCTGGATCTGCTGCCCAAGGGCATCACCGACTTCAAGCCCTTCATCGGCCAGTTCCCGTCTGAAACCTTCGGTCCTTTCGTCAACGCCGCTAAGCAAGAGATTTCGTCGGGCCTCAACGTCGCGCATCACAACCACACCGGCGACATGACAAAGGTGAACTACAGCTCAGCGCGAATTTCTGAATTGGGCGAGCGTGATGGTTGGCGCGGCATTGGCCACTGGTTCACGGGGGCAACTGTCGAGCCAGTGTTCAGGGCCTGGCTGGAAATGGCGCTGCTGGCCGATCGCATCACCTTGGCTGACGGCACGCCGTTGTCCGTCACCCGAATGGACAAGTACATGGCCGGCCTCACCGTGCGCGGCCGTGGCTGGGACTGGGTCGACCCGCTGAAGGAAGTCACTGCCGCCGCACTCGCGCTGCAGGAAGGTTTCACCACCCGCAGCCAGGTGGTGGCAGGCAAGGGCGGCGACTTCGAAGACAACGTGATCGAGATCGCGCAAGAAAAAGAAATCCTCACCGCCAACGGCGTCACCCTCGGCCCGCCACCCATGCCTGGCCAGCCCATGGGCGATGCCGGCACCAGCAAGCCCGCCAGCAACAAAGCCGCCCGCAGCCTGCTGCAGCGCGCCTTAGACCTCATCAACTCAGGAGCCAGCGATGACTGACCGCCTCGCCACCATTCAGGCCCGCATCGCGGGCACCAAACTCATTCGCGCGCTGGCCAGCGTGCAGCCCGGCAGCATTGACGACGCCGCGCGCACCGTTGACATCGCCTGGGCCAGTGAGACGCCGTATGAACGTTGGTACGGCATTGAGGTACTCGATTGCACGCCATCGTCTGTTCGCCTGGGCCGGCTGGCAGACGGGGCGCCATTGCTCTTCAACCACGACACCTGTTGCCTGATCGGCGTGGTGGAGGGCGTGCAAATCGGCAGTGATCGTGTGTGTCGGGCGAAGGTTCGCTTTGACACCTGCGACGAAGCCGAAGAGCGCTACCAGCAAGTGCGAAACGGCGTGCTGCGTCACGTCAGCGTGGGCTACATGGTCCACCGCATGGTGCTGGAAAAGGAAGAGAACGACGTCAGCACCTACCGCATTGACGACTGGGAGCCCTACGAGCTGAGCATGGTCACCGTGCCAGCCGATCCCAGCGTCGGCGTAGGCCGCAGCGCCGATCCCCTGCCTGCCGATCAGCAGCCCAAACCCGCTACCACCCTTCCCGTGCAACCCAAAGGAACCCGCACCATGGACGAAACCACCACCACCACCAATCAGCCGGCCGGCCAGACTGCCGCCGATCTGGACCTCAAGCGCCGCGACGCCATCGTCGAGCTGGGCGTCAAATACGCCGACATCCTGACGCTGGCCGACATTCAGACCGCGTGCCGCGACATGCACACCGTCACCAAAGTGCAAGAGCTGGTCATCGAGCGCACGAAGACCAAGTACAGCGACACCCGCGGCGCTCACCTCGGCATGAGCCAGCGCGAAGTGAACCAGTACAGCGTGGCCCGCGCCGTGCGCGCCCTCATCACCGGCGACTGGAAAGAGGCCGGCCTCGAAGCCGAAGCCACCCGCACCGCCGGCCAGCGCTTTGGCATGGGCACCAAAGGCATCCTGGTGCCTATGGACGTGATGGCCCAGCGCGATTTCACCGCCGGCACCGCCGGTGAAGCCGGCAACTTCGTACCCAACCAGCTTCGGCCCGACCTGTTCGCCGACGTGCTGCGCAACCGGCTGGCGCTGGGCCGGCTGGGCTGCACCATGCTGTTCGGCCTGTCGAGCAACATCGATATTCCGCGCAAGCTCACCGGCAACAGCCTGGCGTTCGTCACCGAGGTGGCCGCCAGCGCTGAGACCCAGCCCAGCACCGGCAAACTGACGCTCAGCCCCAAGCGCATCGGCGGCTACATCGAATTCTCGAAGCAGGCCGTCATTCAGTCGGCGATCGCGGTCGAGCCCATGCTGCGCGCTGATATTTTCAGCGAATACCAGGTGCAGTTCGAAAACGCCGCCATCAACGGCAGCGGCAGCGGCAACAACCCGCGCGGCATCCGCAACACCAGTGGCATCGGCGCGGTCATCGGCGGCACCAACGGCGCACAAGGCAATTGGGGGCACGTGGTGGGCCTGGAATCGGCCGTAGCCAATGTCAACGCTGAGCCCGACCTGAACAGCGGCTATCTCTGCAACACCAAGAGCCGAGGCTGGTTCAAGCAAACGCTCAAGGCCGCTGCCCAGCCGTTCATCTGGGACAACGGTGACCAGCCGCTCAACGGCTACCGTGCGGCCGTCACCAACAACGTGCCCAGCAACTTGACCAAGGGCAGCGCCAGCGGCATCTGCAGCAGCATGATCTACGGCGCGAACTGGGACATGGCCGTGATGGCCACCTTCGGCGCGGTCGAGATCCTGGTCGACGAAACCACCATCGCCGTGAACGGCATGAACCGCCTGATCATCAACGGCTTCGTTGACTTCGGCCTGCGCCGCGTGGCTGACTTCTCGCTGATGGACGACCTGCTGACGTCCTGATCCCCCGCTTGTCTCTGGCCGGCACCCGTCGGCTTTGCGCCCGCCCAGGGCAACCGGGGCGGGCGCTTTCTTTTCCCTTCACGCAACTGGAGCATCAAACATGTTTGGCAACAACAACACCGACGGCAAGCCCGTCAACCTGATCTTCGTCGAGTCCACCTTCATCGACGGGCGCCCCGTGCCGCAGGGCAGCATCATCAACAACGTGCCGTGCGAGCTGGCCATGGACCTGGCCGCCGCCGGCAAGGCCCGCATCGCCACTCAAGACGATGTCGACGCGGCCGCCGCCGGCAAAAAGGCCTGATCCGTCATGCCGATGGCTGAAGACCTGTCGGTCTTTTTCTCGGCTGACGGGTTTGGCGATGCCGGCCTGCTGGACGGCGTGCCCGTGCTCGGGATTCTGGAGCGCGGCTACGCCGAACACCTGGGCATGGCCGCGCACGATGGCCGCTACACCCTGGCTGAGGCCGACACCGCCACCACCACCGCCACTAGCACGCTCATCGTGGCCGGCATCACCTACCGCGTGCGTGGCGTGCGGCCAGACGGTACAGGCGTCTGCACGCTGGCACTGGAGCGCCAGTCATGAGCATGGCCCACCAACGCCGCGTCATTCGCGAGGCCTTTGTCGCGCTGCTGGCCGGCGGCGCCACAGCGGCCGGCGCCCGGGTGTTTGACCACCCGTATGACGCGCGCACCACCTTCCCCGCGCTGACGGTGCAAGACGTCACCGAACAACAGCAGGCCATCGCCATGCTGGCCGGCCCCAGCCGTCCGATTGAGCGCATGTTGGTGCTGGAGGTTGGCGCCGAAGTGCAGCAAACCACCGGCTACGCGCGCCAGCGTGATGACCTGCTGGCCGACGTTGAACGCATTGCCGCCAGCGCCGCCATCGCCGGCGTCAAAGCCATCACCCCCGCCGGCTACGCGCCGGCCCAGGCAGTAAACAGCGCAGACAAGCCCATCTGCGTCGGCCGCCAGCGCTTCGAGATCCTGTACTTCACCACCCAGGGCGACCCCGCCACCACCACCTGACCGATAGGAGCACATCACTATGCCGCTGCAAACCGGTGTCGCACTCGACATCAGCTTCAAGAAAGAGGCCACCTTCGGTGTCCTGCCCACCAACGACGCCAGCGCCAAAAAGCTGCGCCGCACCAAGTTCGGCCTGACGCTGAAGAAAGACGCCATCCGCTCGGCCGAGATCCGGCGTGATTACCAGCGCCCCAACTCGCGCCACGCCATGCGCAAGGTCGACGGCAACGTCGAGGCCGAGCTCAGCCTCGGCACCTTTGCCGCGCTGATGGGCAGCGTGCTGCGGCGTGACTTCGCAGCCGTCGCCTCGCTGGCCGCGCTCACCAACGTCACCGCCAGCGCCGCCGCGCCGCACTTCGTGCGCGCCACTGGCAGCTGGATCACCGACGGCCTGCGCGTCGGCATGACCATTCGCATGGCCGGCTGGACCACCACCGGCGCGCCCAACAACGGGCGCAACTACACCATCATTGCACTCACCGCCACCAACATGACGGTGGCAGAGGTAGTGGTGGCCAAAGCCTCAGGCGACAGCGTGGTGGTCAGCATCCCCGGCAAGGTCACCTATACCCCGCTCACCGGCCACACCAACGACAGCTACTCGTTCGAGATGTGGGCGGCCGACGCGGGGCAAAGCCTGCGCTTTCTCGGCAATCGCGTCAGCAGCATGGACATCACGTTGCCGCCCAATGACAAGGCTACGATCAGCTTCGGCCTGATGGGGCAAGACCGTGCCCAGGCCGCCACGCAGTATTTCACCTCGGCCAGCGCCGCCAGCACTTCGCAGATGCAAACCGGCCTGTCCGGCACGCTGTGGATTGCGGGCGTGGCCGTCGGCGTACTCACCAACTTGCAGATCAGCGTGACCGGAAACATGGAAGTGCAGGGCGTGGTCGGCAGCAACGTCACGCCCGATGTTTTCGTGGGGGCCGTGGAAGTATCTGGCAGCTTCAGCGTGCTGTGGAAGGACAGCACGTATGA